CTTTGATGCTACAGGCTTTACGCTGGACAATCGTTTTAACGATCTTTTGTATCATTCGAGGTACCGGCGCAAAAACGAAAAAGACAATACCGCTGAAAATGTAATATTCACACGGAAAGAAATATGACCGCTTTGCCTGATAAGAAATATTTACGTTGGGATGAGGTACTACAGCACTTAGATGCCTTAGGCATGAGAATTTGTCGGTCTACGCTCTACAGTTGGGCTGATACGGAAATAATTGCGTCAAAGAAAATTAATGGCAAATTATGGTTTTCAAAAGAATCTGTTGAATCTTTAATAAATTCAGAAAATAGTACTTGACAAACGATAAAAGCAATTGGTATCCTTTAAACGGTAGAACAAAACTATGAGAAATCCAAATTGTATTAACGATAAAGCCTCTGCTGGCGTGCGAAAGCACACAACGTCTCATAGCGTTGCTACCACTTGCAGAGGCTTTTTTATTTTTAAAATTGCTTTCTCGGCTTGGCGTGGCAGGCGAGGCATGGCAAGGCATGGCGCGGCGAGGATTGGCGTGGCAGGCGGGGCGAGGCATGGCGCGGCCTGGCGCGGCGAGGACTGGCAGGGCAGGGCAGGCGCGGCGCGGCGGGGCGTGGATTGGCCTGGCGCGGCAGGGCATGGCAGGCATGGCAAGGCATTATAAAAACCCTCTGTGGAGAAAATCCACAGAGGGTTTTTAATTTCAAAAACCTATTGCTATTAAAAAATAGTTCCTAAACTGTCCGTCCTTTCCTTGCATATCAATCGCTTATCTAATATGCTTTCTCTAAAGTGGGCATATTAGGTATATTCAAAAAAGGTACAACCCCTCAAACAGAAAAACGTGTCAACGTCAACGATCCGCAATATTGGGAAGAGTTTTTCTCAAAGATTGGGATTACGACAAAATCCAAGCAAAATGTAACCCCTGATTCTGCATTGCAATCTACAACCGTGTATGCATGCGTTAGAGTTCTGGCTGAAACTATAGCATCCTTGCCGCTTATGATCTATCGTAAAAAAGCAGATGGCGGCAGAGAGCCCGCTCAGGAACATTACCTCTATCACATCCTACACGATATTCCGAACCCGCAACAGTCATCATTTGAGTATAGGGAAATGCTAATGGGGCATATATCCTTAAGAGGGAATGCTTATTCCTTTGTAGAGAGAGACAATGGTGGGAAAATTTGGAATATCTATCCGCTGAATCCTGCAATGATGCAGACTAAATTGATAGACGGTAGATTCGTGTACGAATATCAACAAGATGGACGTATAAGAATATTCACAGAGGATCAAATCTGGCATTGGAGAGGGTTATCGAATGATGGCATTGTAGGGCTATCGCCTATTGCGCTTGCGAGGGAGGCCATAGGTCTGGGGCTTTCTGCAGAAGACCACGAAGCACGATTATTAGCCAATTCCGCAAGAGCAGGCGGAATATTGGAATATCCTGGAAAACTGCAAGAAGATACAAGAAGCAGACTCAAGAAATCCATCAATGAATCACAGACCGGATCTAATACATACGATACCATGATACTCGAGGGCGGATTGAAATGGACTCAGATAGGAATGTCAAACATAGATGCTCAATTTCTCGAATTGAGGAATTTCCAGGTAGAGGATATTTGCCGAATCTTCAGGGTTCCATCGATTCTCATCCAGCATCCTGACAAAAGCTCGACATATGCTTCCGCAGAACAATTTTTCTTATCTTTTGTCCAGCATTCAATCAGGCCCTGGTGCGTGCGCATCGAACAATCAGCGAATAAGAGTTTATTATTGCCTGCCGAGAGAGAGAAATTTTACATCGAATTCAAAATTGATGGACTTTTGCGGGGCGATCTAAAAACACGATATGAGGCATACCAAATCGGGAGGTTGAACGGATGGCTTTCAGTCAATGATATACGAGCATTAGAAAATATGAATCCAGTTATAACCGGAGGCGACGATTATTTACAACCTCTCAATTACACAAAACTGGGTAATACAGAGATAGGAGGCGAAAAAAATGCCAATTGACGTAACTGATAAATATATAAGAATACGGCAAAGAAATCCTGATGATTTTGTTGATGAATCATTTAGGACTATTGATATTTCAAAATCAAAAGGAATCAAGGCAATAATAGGAAAACTGAAAAGTGATCCCGATGGTTCTACAGTGATACAATCATATCTTTTTGCTAAAGATAAATGGACTACAGATGAAGCCAAAAAATGGATTAAAGATCATAAAGAAAGCAAATCTGAAGAAATAGAATCCGATAATAAATCTCTCATTGAACATCGATCTTTTGATTTTTTGATGGACATTGAGGAAAGAGATAATAAGCAAAAAAAATTGGTAGGTCATGCTGCTATTTTCAACGAATACACGAATATTGGCTGGTTCCAAGAGAGAATACTTCCAGGAGCATTTACAAAATCAATCAAAAGTGATGATGTGAGAGCATTGTTTAACCATGATCCGAATTATGTACTAGGTAGGAATAAGTCAGGAACTCTCACACTAAAAGAAGATGAGAAAGGCCTTGCGATAACCATATTCCCACCAGACACACAGATTGCAAGGGATTTGGCAATCTTAATTGAGCGTGGGGATATAAATCAAATGTCGTTTGCTTTCCAGGTGATGGAAGAGGTATGGGTAAAAGCGGAGAAAAGTAAAGAACTAGATAAAAGAGACCTTATAAGATTGAAATTGTACGATGTATCACCTGTAACTTATCCTGCATATCCAACAACAGATGTGGCAGTAAAATCTTTCCGAAGCTGGAAAGAATCACATAGAGAACCAGTATCAAGCTGGGAAACAAGTCTAATGCGAAAACGCTTAGACTTAAAATTAAGAGGAGGTAAAAAATATGAGTAAAGCAATCGAAATGCGTCAGGAAAAGGCCGGCGCTGTAGCACGTATGAGAGAAATTCTTGACTCTGCAGATGCAGAAAAAAGGAATCTGACAGATGACGAGACTGCTGAATATGCAAAGCTTGAAAAATCTCTCGATAGCTTGGACGAAAAAATTGCAAGAGAGGAAAAACTTGCTGGGCTTGAAGGTGATATGAGGACTATCTCAAAGCCTATGTACAAACCAGGCGCCCCTGCCATAATCGGCAAAGCGGAAAATGATGAGGAGTTTAAGGACTTTGGAGAATTCCTGCGGGCAGTAGTTACGAATCCGCGTGATAAGAGGCTCGAATATGTTGAAAGAAGGGATCAGTCTGTAAGTGATGGAACAAAAGGTGGTTTTATGGTGCCGCCGCAATTTAGCAGAACTTTAATGGAAGTCCCGGTGCAGGAAGCCGTATTAAGGGCAAGGTGTCAAACCATTCCTGCGGGTGACCCTCCCGATTCCCCGATAACTATCCCGACAATGGATCAATCTGCAAGTAAAGGGAAACTTTCCGGTGTGGATGTTGTGTGGGTAGATGAAGGCGGAACTAAAACCCAGACGGACATGTATCTAAAAGAAGTAACACTTACCCCGCATGAACTGGCAGGGTATGTTGTAGCAACTGATAAGCTGCTACGCAACTGGACGGCTGCTGGTGCAGTAATCGCAAACAAACTCAGGCAGGCTATTGTCAATGCGATTGAAACAACTATTCTGAATGGAAACGGCGTTGCGAAACCGCTTGGTATACTCAACTCTGGCGCAACAATCAAAGTAACACGTAATACTGCAAGCTCGATCCTTTGGGCTGATGTGAGCGCCATGTATGCAAGGGCATTATTTGGCGGCAATCTTGTATGGGTAGGCAGTCAGACAATCCTGCCTCAGCTCATGCGTATGAAAGATGATAGTTCATCTCTTATCTGGCAGCCTAATGCAAGAGAAGGCGAGCCGAATCGGATACTCGGCATACCGTTTGTAATCAATAACCGTAATCCTGTACTCGGCAGTCAGGGCGATCTTGCCTTGCTTGATCTTAATTATTACTTGATCAAAGAAGGCAGCGGCCCTTATGTTGCAGCATCTGAGCATGTATATTTCACAAGTAACAAAACTGTGATTAAAGCGTTTACGAATATTGATGGCCAGAGCTGGCTTTCCACAACCTTGCCGCTCGAAGGGTCAACTGCAAACGTGGTATCACCGTTTGTTGTATTAACGACTTAAGGCAATCTAAAGAAAGGAGGATAAAATAAATGAGAAAATTCTCAGAAGCAAACAAAATAGATGTAGCTATAGCTAATGCAACTGGATCGACATTAGCAATCTATAGTCCTAATTTTGAAATGGGGATGTATGATAGAGCTGATTTTATAATCACATGTCCTCTTTTGACTGTGGCTACGGCTACAGCATCTGGCAACGAATGTATTGTAAACGCTGCCGTATATACGGCCACCGCTGCAACCTCGACAGCCTTAACTGCTTTGTCTTCCGCCACAGCCTCGTTTGGATCGACCGACGGCCCAGTTATTAACGGCGCAAACATGATTATGTTTACCTTCAATACCGCGAGCACTGCCACTACATTTGCATTGTGCAGCAAGCAATTAACAATCAATTCTACACATTGTACCCTTACAGCTTCCGCAACTAATTACGATGTATTGGGTGGAACTGGTCTTACAAACGCTACATATGCCTCTGCGCTTGCTAATATTGTAAACGGTACAGTTGCCTCATTCTCGAAATATCTGATGGCCTCAACCGCTGGAATTGCTGTAGGATCATCCTGGAATTCCACGAATACTGTTTTCGTGTGGCCTAAAGATGCGGGTAGCACTGTATTAAGCGCAGTGGGATATTATGGTGCAACGGCTAATAAGGGAATATTGGTATCCGGTCAATTCTGCGCTCATATCGGAGTGCCTACGGCTAAACTTCCTGCAGGAGCGAAATGTATCGCAATATCAGTTGTTTCATCTGGACTACCTACGCCGATTAGCGTAAATTTAATCAGATCACAAAGTAGATATACCCCCGTACAAGGCAGTCTGGCAGTTAATACAGACTTAGGCAGCACAAGCTAACATTAAGGAGGGGCATTAGCCCCTCCATTCCCCTATCCAAGCAAGGAGGATTTTATGCCGGAAGAAGTGCAAGAAAATATCACAGGAGAAAAACCAAAGGAAAATGTTCTTGAATTTACGAAACCTAAAAAGAAGATTGCCATTATTGGCTGTAGTGACCACAGGGCAAAAGCCCCATGGGGCGATGATGGCTGGGAAATGTGGGGCGTCAATAATCTTTTCTTATCGCTGCCCCCGGAACAATTGAAAGCTATCGGAAAATGGTTTGAAATTCACTCAATCGAAAAACTTCCCAATGGTCAATTCCTCAGACGAAAAGACCCTAAATTCAGAGGACAAAATGTAAATGATTATATCCAAGACCTTGCCAAGCTGCCATGTCCAATATACATGCAGCAACATTGGGATGAAATCCCGAACTCTATCGTATACCCAATCCAAGATGTTATCAATATCATAAAGACTGATTATTTTACTAACACAATTAGTTATGAAATCGCAATAGCAATAATAGGTATCATGCAAGGACAATACGATAAAACAATCGGAATATGGGGCGTTGATATGGCAGTAAAGTCCGATCTGATGGGGAATGCTGAATACAGTCATCAAAAACCTTCTTGTGAATTTTTTCTTGGATTAGCAGCCGGTATGGGAATCAATATAATCCTTCCTCCAGAATCCGATTTATTAAAAGCAAGATTCCTGTATGCCTTTAATGATCCCGAGCTTAGCGCCTGGGAGCATAAACGCAAAAATATGATTAAGGCATTGCAACAAAGAATGGCTGAGGCAGCGCAGAGAGAGCAAATTGCAAGAGAGCAGCGTATTGCGTATGGCGGGGCTATCCAATATGCTAACGAGGAGAAAGACTTATGGAAATAAAAGACCCGCAAAGAGTCCAAGCTTTTAAATGGGAATTAACTATGAAATGCTCAATTTGTCAGGGTGAGAATAAGGTAACGTATGCACCACATGAGGGACAAGGTACCTTTGTTTGCGCCCGATGCAAAGGGACCAACAGGGTATTAATGACATTTATTGCTATGCCAGAGAATACAGAAGATACGATGACGATGATGATAAAACCTGGCATGGGGAAAATAGGAAGCATACAAACAGGGAGATGATATGCCATTACTCAGAATTGCAGACGCAACCAGTGAGCCTGTAACGCTTGATGAATTAAAACATCATTTACGGCTCTCAACGGTTGCTACAGCAGAAGATACCTTGCTAAATTCCTTGATTGTTGTATCACGCAACATGGCAGAAAATTATATGAAAAGGCAAATCCTGCCTGCTAAGTGGAAATTGGTATTGGAAGACTTCCCTGGGGCTACAGGTATAATAGAACTTCCGAGGCCGCCGCTATCCACCCTTAAGAACGGAGATTCAACAGGCATAACGGTAACGTATATCAAAGACACAACGATTGTTGACGATTCGACAACGTTCCCTTCTACGGCATATGCAATTGACATGAATAATCAGCCAGGGCGGATATATCCATATTACGACAATGAATGGCCGTCATGCGTTACAGACCAGAAAAAAGACGCTGTACAGATTACATACATAAGCGGGTATGCAACAGTACCGGAACCTATAAAGCTTTGGATAACAATGAAAGCAGGAGACCTATATGAAAATCGTGGGGCTTTATCAGAGACACAACTATATCCATTAGGCCATGAATTTTACATGGGCTTACTGGATGAATTCGTAATATTGGATTTCGAATGAACGCAGG